TCACCTTGGAACTTTATTACTGAACGCAAAGTGAATGTTAATCATCGACAAATGATTGATTATACTTTGGTCGGTGTATCATCACTTGATTATATTGAACTATACAAATGGTATGCACCAGGTGGTAAATCACAAGAATCATATCGCCTAGATAATATTGCACAAATAGAACTAGGTGAAGGTAAATTGTCCTATGATGAGTTTGATAACTTACATGCACTCTATCGTTTAGACCATCAAAAGTTTATTGAATACAACATCAAAGACGTTAGACTTGTTTTAAGGTTGGAAGATAAACTTAAACTGGTCGAGATGGCCTTAACTCTTGGTTATGACACTAAGTGTAACTATGAAGATGTATTTGCACAGACTCGTATGTGGGATTCATTGACATACTCTTATTTGTATGAGAAGAATATTATTGTTCCACCTCGTAGTCATCAAAGCAAAGATTCAGCATTTGAAGGTGCATACGTAAAAGAAGTACAAAAAGGTTTACATGATTGGGTTGCATCGTTTGACTTGAATAGTCTGTATCCACATCTTATCATGCAATACAATATCTCTCCTGAGACATTGGTTGAACCAGAAGATTACACAGAAGAAATGCGTAAAGTTATTTCTTCACGTGTTACAGTTGATGACTTACTAAAGAAAAAGGTAGATACTTCCGGTCTTGTTAATGTTACATTGACACCGAATGGTCAATTCTTTAGAACAGATGTTCGTGGTTTCTTACCAAGTATGATGGAAGAGATGTATGAAGATCGTAAGAAGTTTAAGAAATTAATGTTGACTGCACAACAAGAATATGAAAACGAAAAAGACGAATCAAAAAAATACGACATCGAAAAAAGAATTGCCCGTTATAACAATCTACAGTTGGCGAAGAAAGTTTCTCTTAATAGCGCTTACGGTGCTCTTGGTTCTCAATATTTTAGGTTCTACGACCTCAGAATGGCCTTGGGTGTTACTACTGCTGGCCAGTTGTCTATCCGTTGGATTGAACAGAAACTAAATGACTACTTAAATAAATTATTAAAGACAGAAGAAGATTATGTTATTGCTTCAGATACAGATTCGATTTATCTCAAACTTGGTCCACTTGTTAATAAAGTGTATGGTCAAGACGGCAAGTTATCAATCTCTGGATCCAAGGTTATCGAATTCATGGATCGTGTCTGTGAAGATAAAATACAACCGTATATTGATGAAAGTTATCAGGAGCTTGCTTCGTATGTCCACGCATACGAACAAAAAATGCAAATGAAACGTGAAGGCCTTTCAGATAAAGGTATCTGGACTGCCAAGAAACGTTATATCTTAAACGTATATAATAATGAAGGTGTCCAGTATGCTGAACCTAAGATGAAAGTCATGGGTTTAGAAATGGTTAAATCTTCTACACCAGCAATCATTCGTGAGAAGATGAAACAAGCAATCAAACTTATGGTGAGTGGAACACAAGAAGATTTACATGAGTTCATAGATAACTTCCGTAAAGAATTTAATAAGTTGCCAGTTGAAGATATTTCTTTCCCTCGTGGTTGTAATGGACTGGCCACTTATTATGATGCAGCAACGTTGTATAAGAAAGGCACACCGATTCATGTAAAGGGTGCAATATTATATAATCATTTCCTGAAACAAATGGATCTAACGAAAAAGTATCCATTAATTCAAGAAGGTGAAAAACTTAAATTCACTTATCTGAAATTACCAAATCATTTCAAAGATATGGTTATTTCTTTCCCTAGTAGATTACCTGTTGAATTCAATTTACAGAATTACATAGATTACGACACACAGTTCGACAAGACATTTGTTGAACCAATTAAAGTTGTATTGGATTGTATGGGTTGGACTACAGAGAAAAACTTTTCATTAGAGGACTTCTTTTAAAATGGTTTACTTGACATTTCTTTCCGCACTACTACTCTCTGGTATTGCTGCATATTATTCTATCATAGGCCTTGCATCGATATTTGTCGGTGCATTTTGGCCTGTTGTGTTTATGGGTTCTAGTTTAGAGTTTGCTAAAGTGGTTACAACATCTTGGCTATATAGAAACTGGAGAAAAATACCCCTTCTACTAAAGATATATCTTACCGTTGCTGTAGTAATTTTAATGTTGATTACTTCAATGGGAATATTTGGTTACCTTTCCAAATCTCACTTAGAACAATCTGTCATGATTGGTCCTATTGCAGATAAGGTTGCCATGTATGATGATAAAATAAAGACGTTAAAGGAGAATATAGATGCAAACAAGTTGGCAATTAAACAGCTTGATGCGGCTGTGGATCAGGTCATGGCACGAACGGAAGACTCGAAGGGAGCTGAAAGATCGGTCCAAATACGCAAAGCTCAACAGAAAGAACGCAGTCGCCTTAATGATGAAATTGCGGGGTCGCAAAAAGAAATCGTTAAGATCACAGAAGAAAAAGCGCCGATCCAGAATGAGTTACGCAAGAGTGAGTCGGATTTTGGCCCGATTAAATATGTAGCCGAATTAATTTATGGTAGTAGTGATAGAGATATTATTGATAAGGCCGTTCGATTGGTAATTATTTTAATTATGCTTGTGTTTGACCCGCTAGCTGTGTTATTATTGATAGCAGGTAACATGACAATGAAAGAACAGGAAGAGGAAGAAAAGAAAAAGAATCCACTTGATATCATAAAAGAAAGAGTGGAAGAAAGAATCTCTACCTTAAAAAAGAAACCTGAACCAGTAGAAGAAATAGTTCAGATTGAAAAAGAAAACATTACCAACATGGAAGAAGTTCCACAACGAAAAGTGGAAATATATCATGAACCTAATTATGTTGAACCTGTGGAAACAAAATCACCTGGTGTATCAGTGAAAACAATTGAACCTAAGTATGACTATGAAGCAGCATTTGCTTTTAGAGAAAAAGAATCAGCACCATATGAAATACCAACATTTAAGGATAAAAAATGAGTATACTTGACAAAATTAAAAAGAATAGTAGTATCAAAGAATCAGCTATTCTTTCTAAGTCTAAGTTCTTTACGGACAAAGACATGATCCCAACATCCATTCCTATTATTAATGTGGCCTTATCTGGTCGATTGGATGGCGGGTTGACACCTGGTCTTACAATGTGGGCAGGTCCATCAAAACATTTTAAGACTGCCTTTTCACTTTTAATGGCGAAATCATATCTTGACAAATATCCTGAAGCAGCACTATTATTCTATGACTCAGAGTTTGGCACTCCTCAGTCTTATTTTGATTCCTTTGGCATCGACACAGATCGTGTCCTTCATACTCCTCTTACTGATATTGAACAGTTAAAATTTGATGTAATGCAACAATTAACTAGTTTAGAACGAAATGATAAACTGATTATTGTTATCGATTCTATTGGTAACTTAGCATCTAAGAAAGAAGTTGATGATGCACTTGAAGGTAAATCTGTGGCTGACATGTCACGTGCTAAACAAGTTAAATCGTTATTCAGAATGGTAACACCACATCTGACTATGAAAGATATTCCTATGATTGTTGTTAATCATACTTACAAAGAGATTGGTATGTTCCCCAAAGACATCGTTGGTGGTGGTACAGGTTCATACTATTCAGCAGATAACATTTTTATTCTTGGTCGTCAACAAGAGAAAGAAGGTACAGAAATTGTTGGCTATAATTTTATCATCAATGTCGAAAAATCTAGATATGTCAAAGAAAAGTCTAAGATACCTGTTTCTGTATCTTTTGATGGTGGTATTAGTAAGTGGTCTGGTCTACTTGATATTGCACTCGAAAGTGGTCACGTAATTAAACCATCGAATGGTTGGTATTCTAAACGTGATGAAGATGGTGTATATGAAGAAAAGAAATATCGTATCAAAGAAACAGACACAAAAGAGTTTTGGTTACCAATACTAAAACAAAAATCATTCCAAGAATATATCGTAAACAAGTATCAAATCGCTTCTGGTAGTATTATTCAAAGTGATGTTGCTGAGGCCTTTGAAGTTGAAACTATGAATGGAACCTAAAATGGATGAAGAAGCCAAAATAAAACACTCTAAACGTATTCACCAAAAAGAGGTGAAAGTGGAAAAAGAAATTAAATTGGCAAGAGAGTTTGGAATCGAAGTTAAAGAACCACACAAATTACATAAGAGGCATCTATTCAATTGTGGTAATCCTAATTGTTTTATGTGTATGAATCCACGCAAATCAATTGGTGAGAAAACAATACAAGAAAAAAAATTCAATCAAAAGAAATTGCATGAGGAAGGAATAGAAGAATGACAGAAGGTGTAGATTATTGTTTCATCTATCCTAAAGATGATGCACAAACTGTACATATTAAATTATTGGATGGTCCATATAAAGACACCACATTTAAGTATGGTAAGGTAAAGTTTGAAGAAAAAAATGAAGAAATGCATTTACTTTTTGCATTTGATGTGTTAGAATCCACTATCAAACCTAAGAAGTTACAGAAGGATTTGGATTTTAAAAATTATATTGGTGATCTGTTGGTACAATTAATGTCCAACAATATGGAACAGGAAATAATTGATGAGACTGGAACAAACGATACTAAAGAATCTGATCTACAATGAAGAATATCTCAGGAAAGTATTACCATTTTTAAAGGCTGAATATTTTTTAGATAGAATAGAAAGAACTCTGTTTAATGAAATATCATCATTCATATCTACGTACAACAGTACACCAACGATTGAAGCTGTTGTACTTGCCGTGCAAGAAAAGAAAAATCTTTCAGCTGACGAAGTTACGCAATGTGAAACATATCTACAAGAAATTGAAAAGACTTCAAAGGATGAAACCAAAATCGCTTGGCTCATCGACAAATCCGAGGCATTTTGCCAAGAGAAAGCTGTTTATAATGCTGTCTTGGAAGCTATTTCTATTCTCGATGGAAAGAATAAAACACAAGATAAGGGTGCGATACCCCAGATATTGGCAGACTCACTGGCTGTAGGTTTCGACACAAACGTTGGCCACGATTACTTGGAAAACTCAGATGCACGATACGAATTTTACCACAGAAAAGAAGAACGAATACCGTTCGACCTGGAATACCTTAACAAGATTACAAAAGGTGGATTACCTAATAAGACCCTTAATATTGCTTTGGCTGGGACTGGCGTTGGTAAGTCTCTTTTTATGTGTCACGTTGCCGCTGGTGCTATGTCACAAGGTCGTAACGTTCTCTATATCACGATGGAAATGTCGGAAGAAAAGATTGCAGAACGAATAGATGCAAACCTTTTGAATGTAACTATTGATGAATTGGTTAATTTATCGAAAGATATGTATGACAAGAAAGTTGAACGTGTAAGAAGCAAGACTACAGGTAAACTTATTATTAAAGAATATCCAACAGCCTCAGCATCGGCTGTTCACTTTAGGACTTTATTAAATGAACTTAATCTCAAACGTAGTTTTGTACCTGATATCATCTTTATTGATTATCTTAACATCTGTTGCTCTTCTCGTATTAAACCTGGGGCTTCTATTAATTCCTACACCTACGTTAAGGCAATTGCTGAGGAATTACGTGGACTTGCAGTTGAGTTCAACGTCCCAGTTGTTTCAGCAACGCAGACCACAAGAAGTGGTTTCACAAGCACAGATCCAGGACTCGAAGATACAAGTGAATCGTTCGGACTCCCTGCTACCGC